GCAAAATCATAAGAAGGATATCTGGAGATTCTTTCGGATACACTAGAAAAGGCAACACTGGAATATGACTCTGTAAGTGTGAAGCTTAATCTATTTTGCGGCACTGTAACGAAATCCTGTATGTAAACATCTGTGCCATTAAGTGTTACAGAACTTACAGCATTAATAGCTTTTACAGATTGAATAGAGCGAAAATCTGTAGTGGGTGTATCGTCTGCATTGTCAGACATACCTACGTAAAACCCTTCGTACAATTCATTTACAGACAATTTATCTTTATTTACTAATACTATACCGGATTTTTGAATGTCTGATATATTATCAATGGTAAAAGAAGAAGTTGAAGAATGATATTTAATATCATAATCAATAGAAGCAGATGGTACTACACCTGCAACAAAGGCTGAGCAAGAAGACACGTTGGTGATTACAGATGTAAAATCTGTATTAAACTTATCAACCCAGCTTGTAGGCGCACCTTTATACAAACCAAGACCATTGGTTAAACCCGATCGGTAGTTAACTGATGTATTAATAAGACCAGTTAAACGCTCTATGAATATAGTATTGAGGTCAAAATCATTAAGTTTCTTTTTCAAATAATTCTGATTAGAGGCAGGTTTTGCCGGCGAATATGCACCTGCATAAGTCCAATTATTAATTAAAGTAACATCATCAGTATCACTGATGTTTAATTCTTTAACTATATCAATAAAAATACTTGATGCCACGGCGCGATTTAGTGTAAAAGTTTGTGAGTTTAATGAACTAACACCTTGAACACCTGAATTCCAACTTATATTATTTTCTTTAACATAACTCTCATATTGACTATCACTTATTAAAACAGATTGTGGGGGTAATATATAATAAGCTTTTGCTGATGCTAGAGCCGGCCCATGTGGTAATACCGGAAATAACAAGGCACTATAATAATTTTGTGACCCATCACCGCCGTTTGCACCATAGGGAAGTCTAGTAACTTTCACATCTGGCCCAGAAGCTAATAATTGATCTACTGTGTGATATAAATATCTTTCTGCAGCATTTTGTGGCAAACCAAAAATAGTTTGAAACTCAGATATACTTCTGATATTAATTATTTCATCTGTAGGACCTTGAGAAGCAAACCCAGTAACAATTGCAGTTGATCTAATATCTGTTTCAGATGTTCTACCAGTTAAATCTGTTTCTATTATTTGTATACCCGGAGATTCAATGGTTCTTGGTGATTGGATTATTGAGGTTGCCATAAATTTATTATAAAAATATTTATCCTTTTAGATGCCCATTTTGAATATTTCTTGTTGTAAGGTAAATATAATAGATAATATATGAAATTATACGAACAATTGTGTTTTGATATTCTTAATGAATATCAAACAACTAATCCAACTAATCCATCTAATCCTAAAACATTAGCTATAGCAGAAATTTTAAAAAAAGCTAACGTTACAGACCAAAACGTGTTAAAAGCTATATCTGATATATTGGACCAGGAAGATGACAAATCCGCAAATGTTCAACCCACTACGCCTAATAACACAACACCTGCACCAGTTCCTGGGGCGGTTATTCCCCCCACTACTAGCGCACAGGGAATTAAACCATAATTATGCATAAAAAGCAAAAAACAAAAAACAAAACTGAAATTTCATATACAAATGATAACACAAATGAAAAATCAAAAGATGAGTCTCCTTATGTGTTTCAAAGAGAAAAGGTTGGATTTGAATTCACAGTTAAAGAATTGCCTTGGACAGAAAAACAAAAACAGTTAATAGAAATTATTAAAGATAAAAACGCAAAGTGCATTTTTATAGAAGGCCCAGCAGGTACATCTAAAACTCTCACAGCTGTTTATGGTGCTTTAAATTTGTTAAAAAATAAAAAAATATCAGATATAGTTTTTATAAGAAGTGCTGTTGAAAGTGCAGATTCTAAAATTGGTTATTTGCCAGGGTCTATTGATGAAAAATTCGAAGCCTATATGATTCCATTTATGGAAAAATTGGAAGAATTATTGGATAAGGGAGCTTTAAATAGATTACGTAATGATGAAAGATTTAGTGCAACACCTGTAAATTATATTAGAGGATTGCATTGGGCTGCTAAAGTTATTATTGTAGATGAGTGTCAAAATATAACCTTTAGAGAATTAATCACTACTATTACTCGTATGGGTGAATTTTCTAAAATAATATTTTGTGGGGATCCTATGCAATCTGATTTAGCAGAAAATAAATCGGGAGGTTTTTCCAAGATATGTGACATTTTTTCAGATGAAGAATCAAAAAAGCACGGCATACATCATTTTCAATTTACTAAAGAAGACATTGTTAGATCTGAGTTTGTAAAATTTGTAATAAACAAATTAGAAAACGAAAAGGATACGTGGAAACCTAAAAGTTCAACTAAATAATACTATGAGTGATAAATCAGAACACCAAACCTTAACAAATAGACCTATAGGATGCATATACTGTGGTGCTACTGTAATAGGAAAAGTTACACAAATTACACCAAACGAAAAGCAAATAAAATGGCAATGTGACAGATGTGGCAATTTAGTTCGTATAGGAAAGGTTTAAATGGAACTAAACGGAATAATAGAAGAAATGTTAGGGGATCCGGGTGGAAAGCAATATCCGGCATATAATGAGCCTCCTAGAAAAGACTTTGTACCTTATTCAAATAAGGCAGGATATAATTATCCTTATCAACAAGGTTCTGATGCAGTTCCTCCGGTAAATAGTATACCACCTCATATACCTAGTATTCCGTGGCCCTTAGAAACTGTAACCGCAGACTTATCAGATAGTTATCTTTATTTGTTTACGGCTGGTAATAAAATAAATCAAGCTTTAAAAAGTAATCCTTCCATGGACAGAGAACGAAAAATTCTTTTAAAAAAATATTTAAAAGAATGTAAGGTTGCTTTAAATATAATTAAAGATATTGGATTAAATTTAATTAATAAGACAGAATTAAATTGACATTCCCTGTGTTTTTGTATAATTTAATCAAATGAAAAATTTGATTAAATCTTCTTTTTTAGTGTTAAGTATATCAGGTGCGGCTGGATATGCATCATATTTGTTTATGGGTAATTTTTGGTTTACCTTTAGTTTTTTTGTTTTAATGCAATATGTTTTATATTCAGTTGTTTTATCTGCAATAACTAATTATTTCAAAGAAAAAACCAAACAGAAAGAATTAGATAAATTAGAAAATTTATCTACAATTTTGGATTGTGCTTATTGTTCAACAAAAAATGTTATGACATTTATTCCGGATCAATATGAAAAAATACAATTCAAATGTTCTGGTTGTAATAATAATAATTCTGTAGTTATTCAATTTATGGTAGCCCGTACTACAGAACCATTAGAAATTAAACCACTTACACAAATCAATTAATTATGTTAACACAAACACAAACACATGACATCACAATTCCTCATTTAACTTCTCCTCTTAAAAAAATATATGAAGATGCAGGTTGCCTGGCTAGATGGATTGCTTTATATGAAGCAGTCAATCTCATTGCAGATAAAGGTGAAGAAAGAGGGAAAAAATTAGATGATATTGAATTTAAACCTCTAGATATTAAAGATTATATCAACGGTGTTGAAGATATTATTCACCGGAAAATCTTACAAGACATGTATAATATTAATATATATCACACAGATAATACAGAAGAGAAGCAGACATATACCGTTTAATATTCACCATAAACGCTAGTCTGGGTGCAAGCAGATTCTTCATAATCAAAATTTTGTAAAGAAAGTTGTTCTATTACATCATTATCGTTTGCAGCAATATTGCCTCCCCCTGCACCAGGACTTTGTGGTTCATAACTAAAATCATATCTTCTAGCTTTAAAAAACCACATATAATGTCCTCCTAATGGATTAATTTGAAATTCATCAATGACTTCCGTAATTTCAAATACATTCGCTCCTCTTTTTGGATAATGCAAACGGTCAGAACCGTACTCTGTCAATTTAACTAAATCACCGGCTTTAGGTTCTGCACTTAAACCACAAATTTTTTCAAAAGGTTTTGGATGTATAACACCATTTAAATCACTATCAGCTACTATACCAAATTTAGATAATAAATATGCATCATTATTTAAATTTAATAAAACAACCATTTTATATGGGTTATTATTAAATCCGGCAGTAGGTTCTTCGCCGTATAAAGCATATGAAGAAGAAAGTTGAGTTAAATTGGTATAATATTCTATTTCCTGCCCGTATACATTTATAAGTTCCAAATTCCAATTACTGAAATTATTTCTTTCATTGAAATTGACAGACTTATTTAAATAACGAAGCTTCTCCATAATATTATTTATTGGGATTATATTTTATATAATAAATACCATTTATTCTATTTAAAAAACCATTTGTTCTATTAATAGCTTTACTGAAATCTTTGTTTTCTTCTTTTTCAATATTAAATCCATAAGCCTTTGATATGCTTATAGCCAATTCATCTGGTATTTTATCATTTTTTGCTACTTTATTTTTTAATAAAGTAGTAATGTATGGATGATTTTTTTGTGGATTTTTTGAATAAGGAACTTGGTTAAGATGTTTTCTGTTAATGGATCTTATAGGAACTTGCTGATGCTCTCTCGTGTGAGGTGTAGAGGTAGAAAAGAAAGTTTTAAAGTCCATATATTTATTTATAAAAAAACTCCGTTTGTTTGCACAAACGGAGTTAAATATTTTTTATTTTTTAATAAATCTTATTTGTTGTTAAAAAAGTTTCCCACTTTAACACCGTCTACTTTATTATTTTTACCAGATAATTGTTTACCAGCAGATTCATTTTCTTTTTTAACTTCACCGTCATGTCCTTTGTTTGTTGAAGGAACTTCCGCTTTCTTTTTAACAGCATTCACACCAGCTTTAACTATATTGTTTTTGCCTGTCAATCCCCCTGTAAGCTTCTCTTGATCTACTAAAGCATGTCCAAGGATTTCTGCATCAACACCCTCTTCATTGATCTCTTCACTCTCATCAGCTTCTTCGTCATCTGCCTCATCGAGTAATCCTTGCAAAGCATCAACTGCACCCTTTAAATGCTTTAAAACTGCTTGTAAACCTTCTCCATCTTCATTACTTTCTCCCTCTTCATTACTTTCTCCAGATTCTCTGTCACTACCAAGCAAAGGACCATTTGAAGTATTTTCATCTTCGCCTTCATCTTCATCTTCTTCCATAGCCCAACCAAACGTTTCTTCTTTTAAAATTTTATTATAAAGTTCATCAAAGGGGTTTAAAGACTCGACTTTGGTATTTAATTTTGCGGGCTCTCCGTCACATTCCTCACAAGAATTGTCTTTGTCCTCTTCTGGGGTTTCAATATCAACATTTTCAGATTGTTTTTTCGAATCTTCTGCTTTAGGAGTACCAAAAAGGTCTGCACCTGGTTTAGGAACAGCATTTTTAACGACTCCAGTTTTGTTAATATCTTCATTTAACACGTTGAGGTATTTTGCGACTAGTGGATCCATAATATTATTTAGTTGTAATTATATTTACCCAACATGTTTCCATTTTAACCCAAAAAATTGTATTCTGCATCTAATATTTCTTGTGCTTCCTTTTTGAGGTCTATAGTTGGAATTAACTCATAATTGTTTTCTTTGGCTACCCAAACGATAAACAAATCTCCTACTTTATAAGGAGTATTCTTTTCTAAAATTAATTTATATATCCATAATTGAAGACTATATTTAACCATCTCACAATTTTGCAAGTGTTTAAAGGGCTGTAATAAAGTTTCTTTCTTATATCCTTCTGTTTTTATCTTTTGATTTGTTTTATAATCGAAGATGGCTAATTCTCCTGTTTTTTTGTTTAAAGAAATATTATCTACGGTCCCACATATTTTAGTATCAACATCACCTATCACTAATTCTGATTTGACAGTAGTATATGTTTCTTTATACCAATTATAAAATTTTAAAAAATTTGATATCATACTCAGCATTTCGTTTTTGTAATTTTTAAAATCTGTCAAAACATTCATAGAGTTTTTACTTGTAAAAAATTGTTTTGCAGCCGATTCATCTAAAGAAGTTTGTTTTCTTGCTAAATAGTTTTCTGCAAATTTATGAAATTCTGTACCTTTATGGCACGAATATTCCTTTTTATAATCCCATTCAGACAATACGTCCTCTACAGACACTCCTCTTTTAGCTGCAATAAATTTTGCTGGTTTTTCCCCTTTAAATTCTGGTGTATATTTTTTTAATAATGTTGTTACGGAGCATTTTGCACTGTCTCCATTTATTTTATAAGAATGATTTTTATCTATAAAAATTACATTTTCAAAACATTCTTCTAATTTTAATACGTCTATCATATATTGTTGTTGATGTTTCCCTCGAAATATATTATACTTTAGTTATGAAAAAATTACCACTAGAAATTAATAAAAAAGGATTCACATATACTCAAATTAAACGTGTTAATGATATTGCCATTTATAAACAAAAAAGTTTAGATGCAGAATTAAAGGGTGAGTGGTATGAGGTTATTAAAATTAAATCACACAATGGAATGACACTAGGAGGGAATTATATACCTCCATCAGAAATGTACCCATCTTCTACACAATGGGGTGTTTTAGGATTTACATATAACAATATATCAGCCGCAGAAGATAGGTTTAAACAAATATTATCCAATAAATAATGTATCATGAGAATATCTAATAAAAAATTAGATGAGTTATACATTGAATGTTTAAAATTAATTAAAAACAAAAAATCTAATTTTTTTGTTTTTAGGAAAATGAGAGGAACTGTAGGTCTTTGTTATGAGAATGATCGATTAGAATTTGATTATAGAAAAGATATAATACCTACAGCATTCCATGAATGTTTTCATCAACTATATCCTGAATGGTCTGAAACAAAGGTAAAATATATAGAATCTCGTATAACAAATTATTTACCAACATTAAAAATTGCAGAATTTTTATTCTTTTTTAGTAAAAAATTATATCAGTCTGAGTGCCGCAAAATCATTTCTTAAATATTTTTGCAAATGGGCATTTAGATTCATCCATAGTATATTCTTTTTTAGATCTAAAATGTTTTTTGTATATATCAAAAAATACACTTTTAGCTTTAAACCATTCATTTAAAAGTTTTGAATGATCACTTTTGAAACTTGCTACAAACTTTTGTCTTTTAAAGGGTATAACCTGAATCATTGGAGTGCCTTTAGGTATCAACCCTTTAAACCCTTTTTTTATAAAAAAAGGAAAATTGACAGGCAACGGAAACTTGTCAGTATCTACAATAGCACTCATACACTTAAATGGCACATCATCATGATATTGTGGATGAATAAACATACATGACCACCCCTTTGGAGTACGTAATGTCCATAGATTTATCCATTTAAAAACTATGTCTTCATAATGTTCGTTAAATGGATAATTTATTAATTGTTCCATTTTATGCATTTCTGCTATTTTAATATGTGACAAAGACCATTTTAAATTTAAACCACTTCTGCCTTCTCTATCTGTAATATGTTCAACCCACACATCACAGGGCAATGGAATGTGATATCCAGCTGACATGCAATCTATTACCGGCATACATTTTTTAATAGTAGATGTAGGATCATAATTTTCATCTACTGATTTTTGACCCGTATAATACGATGGCACATTTTCTAACCATGATGGCATTTTTTTAATTGCCGGGTATGGTTTTAAAACGTAATCTAAATATTCTGGTTTAGAAGGATAAAAGGTTAAATTTATTTTTGAATTAAACATTTTTTTAATATTCACACAACATTAAAATATATCAACTCTTGTGTTGATATTGCAAACAAAAAAAAATATAATTTAATACATGGAATATCGAGATCAAAACTCTAAATATATAACGCACCTATTATGAAACACACGCTATATAAAATATTGGCATATACATTTTACTTCATCGGAGATTTATTATGGCGTATACCCACAGAAACTACATATAATTTATATCAAAAATCCATGAAGATATCTATAATTTTTGATGAAAAAAACGGATTTGAAATTTGGAAACAACCATCCAAATAATATGATTTTTGAAGAACAAGTTTCGCGTAAACCAAACAAATATCCCTGGACAGAAAAATTCATTGAAAGTATGCATAATGGATTTTGGACTGATAAAGAATTTTCATTTAAATCAGATGTTCAGCAATTTAAAGTCAATTTAACAGAGCAAGAAAGAGAGATTGTGATTAGAACTTTGTCTGCCATAGGACAGATAGAAATCGCTGTCAAAACATTTTGGGCAAAGTTGGGAGAGAATCTTCCACATCCATCACTACAAGACCTTGGTTATGTTATGGCTAATACAGAAGTTATTCATAATAATGCTTATGAGCGTCTTATTACGACGCTTGGCTTAGAGAATGTATTTGAAGAAAATTTAAAACTAGATTGGATTCAAGGCAGGGTCAAATACCTTAAAAAATACACCCATAGGTATTATAAAGATTCAAAAAAACAATATGTATATGCATTGACATTGTTTACATTATTTGTGGAGAACGTTTCATTGTTTTCGCAGTTTTATGTTATTAATTGGTTTGCGCGTTTTAAAAATGTTCTTAAAGATACAGACCAACAAGTAAAGTATACGCGCAATGAAGAAAATATTCATGCCATGGTCGGAGCACAAATCATCAATACAATTAGGGAAGAATATCCGGACCTGTTTGATGATGAGTTTGTGGAGAAAGTCATCGGTGAGGCGAAAGAAGCATATGAATCTGAAGCTAATATTATTGATTGGATGGTAAACGGAATTAAAGAAGAAGGTCTTAGTGCTGTTATTCTTAAAGAATTTGTTAAAAATAGAATTAACGAATCTCTTGAAATGATCGGATTTCCTTCCGCTTTTGAAGTTGATAAAGATTTAGTTTCGCATACAATGTGGTTCTCGGAAGAACTTTTAGGCAACAATATGGTTGATTTTTTCAGTTCCAGACCCACAGAGTACTCTAAAAAATCACAATGTTTTGATGAAGATGCATTATTCGGTTAATTAATTTAATATTCAGTAGGTCGAGTGTTGTAAGTATAAACATGATAATTCCATATT